ATAATTTAAATCAAGTTTTAGCAAAGGCTAAAGCTAATTTTAATGCTGTTGCTTCTGGTACGAGCTTACAAGAAAAAGCTGCAAGACAATTAGTGCTTGCAGAAAAACAACTAAATAAAGAATATCAACAAAGAGAAAAATTACTAAATAATTTAAGAACTTCATTTACTCCAATGCCTTTGCCTGGTTCTGGAGTTGGATCAGATCCTGTTGCAAAATCTATTGCAAGAAGAAAAAGGAAATTATCTAGAGGAGCAAATCAATATAGTGGTCCGATAGGCCCAGGTGAAGCTGTATCCGCAAACCTAAGATCTCCGTTACCTCCTAGATCTGATGTTTTTCTTTCTTCTCCATTACCTCCTAGAGTTCCATTACCTCCTAGATCATCAATAGAACCTGGTCAAAGTTTATTTGGACAAAGTGTAAATATTGAAAAGTCATTAAAAGAAAGAATGGCGATACAAGATAAATTGTTCAAAATGGAGATTGGTCAGACAAAAGCAGCAAAGGAAAGAACAAAACAACTCAATAGACAAAATGCAGAGTTGAGAAGAATGAAAGTTGCAAATCAAGAATCATTGCTTACTCAATACTCAGGGCCAATAGGACCAGGAATGGCATCACCGATAAGACAACGACCTATTGGTGGTAATATTCCAACTTTTGGTGGACTAGCAAATCGTTTAAATGTAAGAGGTCAATTTGGACAAGGAGGTGCTTTTGCTGCGACAGGAGGACAAAGAGCAAGAGGTGCATTAAGTAATGCTCTTATTGGTGGTGGTTTCCCTCTGTTATTTGGTCAAGGTCCTATAGGTTCTATAGGTGGTGGTCTTGGTGGTGCTTTGGGTGGTGCTTTAGGTGGAGGTTTTGGTTTTGGTTTATCTATAGCTGGTACTGCAATAGCTCAACAAATACAACAAACTCTTGATTTTAGAAAATCTATTAGAGAACTAAATAAAGAAATGGAACAGATGGGTATAAGTTCAAATATAAGTGGATCACAAGTAAGACAACTAGGTAAGTCTTTAGGTATTACAAAGGAAGAAGCAGTAAAAGCATTACAAGAGTTCAAACGATTTGGAAATGATGCAGTATTGATTGCTAAAAAGTTTGGTGGAGATTTTGGTAGATTTGATGCACTTGCACAAGCAAACACAGTTGAATCTGCGTTATCAGCTATAAGAAAAATTAATAAAGATCTGACATTGGAAGATGAATTAAGATTTATATTATCAGTTCAAAGAAAAGGTGTTGAAGCAACTATAAATGACATACTTACAGAAACTTTGGAAAAACAAAAAGAATTAGATACAGCAGGTTTTGGACAGGGAGTAGGCGGAAGAAAAAGACCAGCAGTATTAAGAAGAGAAAGAGAACAATTAAATGAAATAAATACAGAAAATACTCAACTTATAGAAAAATTAACAACTATTAGAGATTTAAATAATGAAATAAGAATTGCAAGTGAAGAAAGTTCTTTTTCAATAGTAAAAGGTCTACAAGATGTCAATGCTGAAATAAGAAAGTTAAATAGTGCACAGTTTCAAGTGGTTGAATTGTCTAAAACACTTGGTTCTGCATTTTCAGAATCATTTAAAGGAATAATAAAAGGAACAATGAGTGTTGGAGATGCGTTTAGAAGTATGTTTATGCGTATAGCAGATCATTTCTTGGATATGGCTGCACAAATGGCTGCTGCACAACTATCAAGAGGATTTTTAGGATTATTTGCTAATGCTTTTGGTGGTGGAACAGGAGGAGGAGGTCGTGTCAATTTAGATGAAATGAGTCAATTCGTTAATACAGGTGGGCCAACAATCGCTGATTTTGATGGTCCATTAGCTAGTGGAGGTATGGCTAAAGGAGGTAGATCATATCTTGTTGGAGAACGTGGGCCAGAAATGTTTACACCTGGAGTTTCTGGTATGGTTACACCAAATCATGCTCTTGGTGGTTCGACAAATATTGTCGTGAACGTAGATGCTTCTGGTTCTTCTGTTGAAGGTGATGAAGAACAAGGTAGAGAACTTGGTCGTATGATTTCAGTTGCTATACAATCAGAATTAATTAAACAAAAACGACCAGGAGGTATGCTTGCATAATGGCTACGTTTCCTTCAATAAAACCTACATACGGACAACAAAAAAGATCTGCTCCTTTAACTAGGACAGTTCGTTTTGCTGATGGGTTTGAACATAGAATATTATTTGGATTAGCAGAACATCAAAATCCAAAAGTTTATAATTTTACTTTCAACGTATCAGAAACAGATGCAGATACTATAGAAACATTTTTAGATGCTAGAGCAAATGATAGTGCTAGCTTTGATTTTACTGCACCTGGAGAAGCTACTGCACAAAAATTTGTATGCGAAGGATGGTCTAAATCTATACCTTATAACAATAGAGCTACAATACAGGCAACATTTAGAGAAGTATTTGAACCATGAGTACTGCTCCGATTATTACTGATCTACAAAAGATCAATCCTTCAGCAATAATTGAATTATTTACATTAACAACTGATGCAACTTTGCATGGTTCTGCTCAGACTTACAGATTCCATAATGGAACAAGTTTAAATGCTAACGGAGATATTATCTGGGCTGGTAATCAATATTTAAAGATGCCAATAGAAGCTGAAGGTTTTGCCTTTGCAAAAGGACAGTTACCCAGACCTACTCTTACTGTCAGTAATGCTCTTGGAACTATTACTGCTATCTTGTTAAACGTAAATCAGGTAACAACAGGAAATGATTTAACAGGAGCTACTGTGACGAGGATTAGAACCTTGGCACGTTATCTTGATGCTGTTAATTTTCCTGTAACTACAACTACTACTACGACTACAGAAACGATTGCTGATCCCTCTGACGCTGAAACTGTGACTTATACAGTAACAGTCGTTAATGTCGGTGGATCTAATATTTTTGCTATTAACGGAAGTAATTATCCTGTTCTGACAATGAAGAGAGGTTCTACTTATATTTTTGACCAATCAGATTCTTCAAATAGTGGACATCCTTTAGCAATAAAATCTGATGCTGGAGGAGCACAGACAACAACTGTATCTGGAACTGCTGGAAATGCAGGAGCTACTGTAACCTATCAACCAGCATATCCTTCTGCTCCAAATGACTTGAGGTATTACTGTACTGTTCACGGAAATGGAATGGGTAATACAATCACGATGAACGATCCAAATACAACGACTCAAGAAACAACCACAACAACATCTCAACAAGTAAATCCATTGGGAACACCAGATCCTACAGCAGAGTTTCCACAGGAAATTTATAAAATAGATAGAAAATCAGCAGAAAATAGAACTGTTGTACAATTTGAATTAGCTGCTGTTTTTGATTTAGCTGGTATTCGTGCTCCTAAAAGACAATGCACTAGAACAGAGTTTCCTTCGATTGGTACGTTCATAGCATGAATTGGAAAGAAAAAGCACTTGTTCATGCGAAAGACCAAGATCCTAAAGAGTCTTGTGGTTTATTGTTAAATATTCGAGGAAAAGAAAGATATTATCCCTGCCGTAATTTATCAATGACAGATCATCAATGTTTTATTCTTGATCCAGAAGATTATATAAAAGCAGATAATTTAGGAGAGATAACAGCTATTGTTCATAGCCATCCTGTGACACCTCCTGTTGCTAGTCAGGCAGATCAAATTAGTTGTGAGCAAAGTAATCTTCCATGGCATATTGTTAATCCAAAGACAGAACAATGGGGATATTGCGAACCTTGTGGATTTAAGCCGCCTTTATTGGGTAGACCATGGGTTTGGGGTGTTACTGATTGTTGGTCTTTAGTAAGAGATTGGTATAAAGAAGAAAAAAATATTGAATTAAAAGATTGGGATAGACCTATAACACCAGAAGAATTTGTTAATAATCCTTTATTTGAAAGCTGTGCTTGGAGAACTGGTTTTAGAGAACTTAGACCAGATGAAAAAACTATGAATGGTGATGCGTTATTGATGTCTATTGGATCTCCTGGTTTAAATCATGTAGCTATTTTTTTAGATGGGGATGTTTTACATCATTTAACCGATAGACTATCTTGTAGAGAGCCTTATTCTCAATGGTTGTTAAAATGCACAGGAGGTAGGTATCGTTAT